CGAAGGTGCTCAATCGGGTATGATATACAACACAGTCACTAACGAGTTGTATGATGGTGAAAAGGGTATTGAAGTTGTACCCTGCTATTACAAAAAAGAGTTTGTAGAATGGAGAGACAGAGGCGATGGACCTGGTGCACCAGTTGCGGTACATCAACCAGACTCTGCAATCATTGCTACAGGTAAAAGAGAAGGATCTAAGATTAGATTACCAAACGGTAACTATCTTGAAGAGACTGCATCTTACTTTGTAATGGTAAAAACAAAGAGTGGGGCTATGACACCTGCATTGATTACGATGAAGTCAACACAATTGACTGTAAGTAAGAAGTGGAACTCTATGATGAAGTCAGTTCAAATAGAAGTGAACGGACAATATCGTAGACCACCAATGAATGGTGTAGTTTACCGATTGAAGTCAAACCTACAAAAGAACGATAAAGGTTCTTGGTACGGTTGGTCTGTAAACATGGACAGAATAATGGGACAAACTGATAAAACTTTGTACTTAAGTGCAAAAGATTTTTCAGGAAATGTGTCTAGAGGAAATGTGCAAACAAAAGCAGATGTGGAAGAGATCGCTAAAGACAATGCTCCTTTTTAAGTATTGTATTTAGTACAAGGGGCCTAGTAATAGGCCCCACAACAAAAATAGAAAGAAGTTTTAATGAAAGATAAGTTTAAAGAAATATTTGAGGGGTTAAAAATAGCTTATGGTCAATATCAAAAAGGTGAGCGTGGTGAAAATGGTAAACAAGGTGGTAAGGCATTTATTGTTAGGGGTAATGTTACAGATGATCTTTGGGAAAATCATCTCCAGGGTAAAGGACCTGCTCTTGGTATTATACCGATTACCGAAAATAATACTTGTAAGTGGGGTTGTATTGATATTGACGAATATAATTTTAATCATGCTTTACTTATCTCTAACATACGTAAATTAAAACTTCCTCTTATTGTATGTCGCTCTAAATCTGGAGGAGCACATGTATTTTTATTTACAAAAGAATTTATATCAGCATCTTTAATGCAAGGGACGTTAAAGAAAATGGCAAAAATATTAGGATATGAAGGTTCTGAAATTTTTCCTAAACAAACAGAAATATTAGTGGAACGTGGTGACACTGGTAATTTCTTAAACTTACCTTACCACAATGAAATGAAAGGACTGCGTTATGCGATTAATGATGATGGCTCCGGTTGTACACTTGAGGAATTTTATAAGCTCTATGATATTTATGCTTGCAAAGCAGAAGACCTCAAAGAAATTAAAATTGAAGAAAACAAAATTGAAGAAGCGTTTAAAGAAGGGCCACCTTGTTTAAACAAATTAGCTTCTACTGGGTTTGGTGAAGGATCCAGAAACAATGCATTATTTAATATTGCAGTTTATTTTAAACAATCAAATCCAGATAGTTGGGAGGATGAAATTGTAAAAGCTAATATGCAATATATGAATCCTCCTTTAAGTAACAATGAAGTTCAACAATTAATTAAATCAGTTAATAGAAAAGGGTATGATAAATACAGATGTAAAGATGCTCCTATTAATTCAGTATGCCAATCAGGTTTATGTAGATTAAAAAAATATGGAGTAGGTTTTGGTGAAGAGGAAATGCCTAGTTTAGGAAATTTAACAAAGTATGCATCTAAACCACCACAATGGTTTTTAGATGTAGGAGAAAATAGAATTGAATTAAAGACAGAGCAATTATACATGCCAGGATTATTTGCATTAGCATGTTTAGACCAGGCTAATTTAGTTATACCTATTCCTAAACCAAAAGATTGGAAACAACATTTTTTAAAACCAATGATGAATAACTTACAAGAAATTGAACCATTGGAATCTTTAGATCCAATTAATGAAATAACTTCTTTATTACAAGATTGGACTACAAACAGACAGTCAGCTAGAACTATGGATGATATTTTAAATAAACTTCCTTACACAGATGAGAATAGAGAGTTTACTTATTTTAGGAGAGAAGATTTTTATAGTTTTTGTAAAAAGAATAATTGGGAACATGATAAAATTAAAACAGGAAATTATCTTACTCAATTAGATTGTTTTGTTGAAGAGTTTAGACCTAACATAAAAAACCAACAGCCAAGAGTTATTAAAATTAGAACAATGAAAAAAATAGAGGCATCTGTTTCTAAAGTATCATATCACCAGGATGATTTTTAATGGATAAAATAGGATCAAATTGGAATTTTTATTGGAAAAAATTTTATAAAGAAAAAATGGATAATTTGTCTGTGCGGTGTAATAAACTTTATGATGAAAATCAAAAGATGAAAAGAAGATTAATTAAATACGAAATATCAAGACAAATGGTTAACTACTGGAACAAACATGAAAACAATAATACTAGGACCACCAGGAACAGGAAAAACAACGACACTATTGAATCTAGTGGACGAGTTTATTCAACAAGGAATCAGACCTAAACAAATAGGTTATTTTTCTTTTACGAAGAAGGCTGCAAGAGAAGCAGCTAATCGTGCGTCTGAAAAATTTGGATTAGACGTAGAAACAGATTTGGCTAACTTTAGAACACTTCATTCTTATGCATTCAGAATGTTGGGTATGAGTAAAGAAAGAATGATGAAGCCAGAAGACTATAAGGAATTTGGTCAGAAATGTGGCATTCCTATTAGGACAGCTAATTTTTCTTCAGAGGATGGAACTTTTAATTCAGATAATGAATACCTTACTATTATCAATACAGCGGCAGTTAAAAGAATGGATCTACTGGAGTATTATGATTCTAGACAAAACCTATTAGATATAGAACGAAATACTTTATTCCTACTTTCAGAAGAACTCAAGAGATTTAAAAAAGAAAAAGAACTTAAAGATTTCAATGACTTATTGGAAGATTTTATAATAAAAGAAATAAACCCTTCCTTTGAAGTATTGTTTATTGATGAGGCACAGGACTTGTCTTTAATACAATGGGAAATGGTTAAATCACTTTGGAGTAATTCTAAAAAAACTTATATTGCAGGGGACGATGACCAGGCTATTTTTAAATGGGCCGGTGCAGATGTTGATCACTTCATTGCATTAAAAGAAGAGGTGGATGATATTAAAACATTAGAACAATCTTATCGTATTCCAGGTGGACCTATTCATGAACTGTCACAAAAGATAATAGGCAAAGTACAGAATAGATTTGATAAACAATATAAACCAAGACAAGAAGTAGGAATTTTAAAAAGATATTCTGACATTACTCAAGTAGATATGAGCGCAGGAAATTGGTTAGTGTTATCTTCAGCAAATTATTTTTTAGATGATGTAAAAGAATTATGTGAGTTAAGAGGTTGGTATTATCAATACAAAGGACAAAACTCTATTAGTTTAAAATTATTACTAGCATTAAATAATTGGGAAGCATGGAGAAAAGGTTGTTATTTAAACAATCTAGAAATAAAAAATATCTATGAATACCTGGGTGCAAACGTATTAGAAGGTTTTAGAAAAGGAAAAACATTACATGCTGAAACTAAATATACATTAAAAGAATGTATAGAGCAGTATGGTTTAATAACAGATAGAGTTTGGTATGAATCATTTGAGGGTTTAGATACTCTCACAGAAAACTACATTCGTAATATGAGGGCGAATGGAGAGATGATAAATAAAAATCCTCGTATCATAATGTCAACTATACATGGAGCTAAAGGAGGAGAAGCGGATAAAGTTTTATTGTTACAAGATTTAACTAACGCTGCACTTGAGACATTTGCACATGATCCAGACGAATTACATCGTTTGTTTTATACTGGTGCAACAAGAGCGAAGCGTGAATTACATATTGTGGACCCAAAAAACTTTGACCGTGCTTATTTAATATGACCGATAAATCAATGTTTGATAAAATAATAAATGCATCTGAACGTCAAGAGGGAGGAACTCATTATAATAAATATAGTATTCAACCCTATGCATTTACAAGAAGCAATAACTTGTCTTTTTTTCAAGGCAATGTTATTAAGTATGTGGTTCGTTATAAAGATAAAAACGGTATTGAAGATTTAAAAAAGATTATTCATTATTGTGAATTAGAAATTGAAGAAATGAAAAAGGAAGAGAAATGAGAAGTACTCAAATACCTTTATTCAGTCCTG